CCATTCATGTAAATGTTCTTTTCCATATTTATAATAATTGCGATATGAAGCAAGACTATCGTTCTCAATAATATATTTATCATCCATAGCTGGTGTAGGTTCAGTAAATACACCATGAGGAATATTTCTAGGTAATCCACCTAGCAATCCTAAAAGATCACATCCCTTATGCCGCTTACCATACCGATACGTATATTCACGCGTCGTTTCTACTAAATGATTATATAACCAGTAATAATTCTGATCCGACATCCGACACCAAACAGCACTCGGATGATTGATATGCGTCGCAAGATATAAAACATCCTCTCTACCATCATCCAAAATCCAACGTTTCATCCGTCTACCATTCTTATTTGGCTTAATAATCATCTTACCATCAAGAATTCTGTGTGCTGTAGATAATAATTGCGCATATTCCAGAATCATTTTAACAACATGTTTGTTTACCATGTTCTGTGCCGCAATTTTAGGACAAGGATCTGTATAAAAGATATTCATTTCAAAACCTCACTGATCAGAGTGCTCAATCATATTCTCTAAGACTACATCAGAATCTTCAGATTGTAAAGTAGATAAAATAATCAGACAGATGAAGAAAAATAGAAATATGATAGATAGATTATTCATTGAACTTTTCCTATAAAAAAAGGGAGATAAGAATCCTTATCCCCCTTGTAACTACAAAATAAAGCCATGGACGAGAGGAACCCCACCTAAAACCTCGTCAATTCCAGATACCTAACTTTTTGGCGCTTGCCGCTTATTGGAAAACCAATAAACATGACTGTCAGTGATCACTATTTATAAAATTTGAATTCTTAACATTTTGTGACATATATTTGATAACAAATTCTGGAGTCCAACCATCAAAACCACCACCAGAGTTTAGAAAATCACGAAACTCATTTGCTTTCTTTCGTGTCTCAAACTTTCCAATCTGTTGATTTGTAGCTGACTCAATCACACAGTATGTCTTATCTACCGATTTAATGTAATAATTAGACATTCATATAATCTCCTGCTGCCTCAAGATCAGATACAATTCTATCAATCTCTTTCTGAATATTATCTAGAAGCATATCACGAATAGATAATGAAAAATAATCAGAATCTTTCATCATATCTCGTGTAGAAATTAAATCTTTAAACCGAATAAGAAGGGCATTGAGATTAGGGTCAAAGTCTAGTTCAATTTCATCCATGATTACCTCACTTAAATCCTGAGAATTTAGATTTATCAAATTTTTTCTTTGGTTTCTTTCTTTCTGATTCTTCTTCAGAAAATTTAGACTTATCAAATGTCGGAGAATCTAGGACATCATCCTGTGCCGACTGTTCTACATTATACAATCTCATTTTACTTCTGTCAACCCCAACAACAAATCTTTTATACTTAGCTGGATCACCATATCGATTTTTTAACTGTTTGACCATAATCTGTCCTAGCTCTTCCAGTTCTTCTGTAGATATCAAAGCAAGCATCAGGTCAGCAGTCATCGCGATCCCAATGCTGTCCGATGTGTTTTCAATACCAACATCAGACGATCCTTGCGCTCCACGATTTAACTGTGTCGCAGAAACGATAGGAAGATTCTGTTCTACAGCAAGACCACGAATTTCTTCAGTGACAGACTTAATATAAGTATATGAATTTGCACCATTGCCCATCTTAATTCTGGATGAGAGACAAAGATTTAAATAATCTATGTATATAATATGTGGAATAAAGTTTTTCTTGATTCTTAACTCATTTAAAAGATGTCTAAAATGTGATGCTCCTGCTGAGGCTGTAGGGTATTCTTTGATAATCAATTTACCTTTTGTTGTTTTTTTCACTCTATCTAATCGTTTTTGGTAATCTACTTTAGACATATGAATCATATCTTGAATGGGAACATCTAGTAGATTCGCATCAATTCTCTGAGCAATTCTTTCTTCTGCCATTTCTAGTGTGATATACAATACATTCTTATGGCACATTAAATTGTGTGCTGCCATATGGCACATTGTCATACTTTTACCAACGCCTGTAGTGGAAAGAAAGAGATTTAATGATTTTGATGGTAATCCGCCATTTGTAATCAGATTTAGGTATTCAATATCAAAATCAAGTTTTGTTTCTTTCTTGTGATACTCATCATATCTTTCATCAGCATCTTCAATAAAATCATGGCCAATATGAGAATCAAATGAAACTTGAAGCGCATTCTGTAAAAGTTGTGGTATTGCTCCTTTTGTGAGGTCAGACTTAGAATCAATGATTTTGATAGATTCTCTAATCGCATTGAATATAGATTTTTCTTGGCAGAATTTTTCTGTTTTGTCTAATAACCAATCTAAATTCGTTGAGGGATCAATTTCTAATCCTGATATCATCTCTTGAATGGATTTGAATCCATCTTCGTTTAAGTTATCTTGACTATCTAATTCAATAAATAGAGTTTCTTTTGTGGGAAACTGATTGTATTTTGTTGTATAAGTTTCAATCAAATTGAACAACGTTTTATCTGAATGGTCATAGAAATAGTCGTGTTTAAGATATGGAAGAACTTTTCTTCCATATTTTTCGTTGTAAATAAGATGAGCAAGAATCATATGTTCCATATATACCTCAATAAAAATAATAGCCCATGTCTTCCATGAATTCTTTTGTACTTAATTTCTTAAGATATGTCACCCGATTTTCATAGTATTCAATGAACTTTTGATGCGTTTCTTCAGGAGAATATCCACACTTTGGTTCATTGTTTAAATTATTTTGGCAAGTACATTGAATTGGATTCAGGCATTCTGTTCTTGTGATACCAACTTCATCTGGATAAAATTTAATGGCAAATATATCAGTCATTTTGGTCTCCTTTTATACTAATGAATATGTGTTTTTGATATAAGCCTGAAATGTTTTATCTTCAAGCAATGTGTTCCACATTTCAGCGTTTTCTAATAACTGTGATTTTCTTTGTTTTAAATCTGTGCCGTCAAGTGTATACCATCCTTTGGATACTTCTCTGATATGACCACTTTCTAACGCAACATCAAATAAACCAGAATACTTATTGATAAATCCGTCATACATAACAGAGATTGGTATTTTAGATTTTTCTTTTACATATCTGGATTTTTCAATGTTGATAATAAAATGATATCCTGCAATTCCATCTTCATCTTTTTCTTGTTGTCTTCCAAGAATCCAGATATCATTTGATGAATAGTAACTTCCAGTTCCTCCTCCAACAATATCTTTTGGATATAATCCAATCTCTTTGTACGTGTGATTGATAACAATCATTGGAATATCTTTAAGTGTTAGATATGGTGTAATCATTCTAAAAAGCGATTTGTTTTGTTTTGCGCGTGACATATCCGCAACAGATTTGCCATCCATGGCATCGTCAACTTCTTTTTTTGACGCAAGATTGCCTAATGAGTCTAGAATAATGATAACTTTATCACCTCGCTCAATCGCATCTAATTGTTTAATAATATCGTGTTTGAGTTGTTCAACATCAGTAATCGGAGTATGAACAACACGTTCTGGATCAATATTAAATTTTTTGAAATATGACTGAGGAGTGCCGAATTCAGAATCATAGAATAGAATAACTCCATCAGAATATTTTTTGAGATATGCTGATGCCAATAGAAGTGAGAATCCAGACTTAAAATGTTTAGATGGTCCCGCGATCATCAAAAGTCCTGGAGTAAGACCGCCATCTATTTGGCCAGATAGCGCAACATTTAGCATAGGAATTTCTGTTTGAATCATATCTTTTTTTTCAAAGAAGATGCTTTCGTTTAGAATAGAACTTGTTTTGATGGTACTATTTTTAATTAATTTATTGATAAGCGTCATTATGATCTCCATTGTTCAGAACAATATATTAAGTATATCAATTGAAATTGATATGTCAACAAATAAAAAAAATCCTAGAAGAAATTAATCTTCTAGGATTCAAAAATCAACCTAGTTTTAGACCAGATAAGTCTAACGCTTTTCGTTTTTTACGTTGCCGTTTGAAGATTGGTTTTGGTTTCTGTTGTGAAATAATAGTATTTTCAGCAGATATTTTTGCTGCCTTTTTCAGAGGCACAACAGTCGCACTCATTTCAGAAGGCATTTTTTTGTCTTCTGATTTTGGTTGGCTTTTGGCCATGCGAAGTGTACTTGCGGTATGATTTGCTGCTATAAACAAAGCTATAGCGAGCGGATCAAATACAAATACAAGAGTCAGGATGAGGAATCTTACGGCTTGTTCCAGCTGATTTTCATTTGCTTCTCCATAATAGAGATTCGCAAGATATTTCAGTGGGCCAACCTCAACCTCATGTTTCTTAACAACATTTTCAAGCCGAGATTTCTCAGCCTCAAGTGTTGTAAGGCCTTCAAAGATTGAATCTTTTCGGGCAACCAATTCATCACGGCTTTTTCGTTGATTTTTACTTTCAGTCAATGCCGATTTGGCATCTCGTGTCGCCTTACTCTTCTCGGTCATAGCAGATAGAGCATTATCTATCTGGGCGATTTGCTTGTCGAGGTCTTCAAGCTTTTGCCGTTCAACTGTAATTTTACTTACAATGAGCGGCAACCGAGACGTTTCTCCGGTTGTCATTTGAATCTGCTGTTCTATATGTGCTCTTGCGAAAAAGCCATATATGCCGAGTGATGTGATTAACATCAATACAACAACAGCAGATACTAAATACCCTTTCAGTTTCCATCCAAGATATTTCCAATGTTGCTCTAACCAAGTTGCCGTAACAACTTTAGCTACCTCTAAGATTGAAGCAACAATGACGACTGCCCAAAAGGCACCAGAAAAAATCGCAGCAAGACCAATTACTGATATTGTTCCTGCCGCAATAGATATTAATACCGCCACCAATCTGGCGATATGGTTCAAAACCATAAGTCCTCCTTTGGTCTGATCCAGTGTCAAGATAGTACCATGAACCGAACCAAAAGTCAAGTCTCATTTTATCAATGTTCTGAAATATATGCTTCTATTTTTCTAATAAATTCGTTAATTTTATCAGCCCGATTCGGCCAATAGATATATTCTTTGTCTGGATCTTTTTTTAAGTTATTTAATAAAGGCACAAATAATTGATATAACTCATTCAATTTTTCTTTATGACTGTATTTATATTGTTCAATTTGTTCTTCTAAAAACTTTTCATACTGTTTTAATTCTTCTTCTGTCATCGCAGAAAAACCAAAATCATTTAACGTATCCAAATTCATATTATCTTCCCCTTCTTATTCTATAATGCTCAAATGTATTATGTGGCTCTACATGGCCTTCAGCAACAGCAGTCAGTGTTGGTTGCATAAATCCGATGTCTAGACCAACAGCAGTATGTTGTCCTGTATGAGGATGCTTGACATATCCTAAGTTATGAGCATCTACAGATAAATCATTTGGATGAACTCCACGCAAAACAAGAGGCAAAAGATTTTGAAATAAAGGATGATTTTCTACTT